CAGCCAGGTTTTTACCTGTACCCGCAAGCGAATGCTGGTGGCGAAATGAAGCTACCTTTCTTTTTGCACAAGAATTGGTTAGATATCACAAGTGCTAGTGAAGTTCAGAATATGGGCACACTTAATTTTGTAGTGTACAATCCTCTGAAAACAGCTGTTACAGGTGTACCACATCTGTTACATTGCGTGTTTATGCATGGATGTCAGATGTACAATTGATGGGTTCAACTTCTAAATTGACCCTTCAATCTGATGAATACGGCGAAGGAGTCGTATCTAGACCTGCTTCTGCTTTAGCTTCGGTTGCTCAAACTCTCTCGCACGTACCTATTATAGGTAGGTTTGCTAGAGCGACAGAGATAGGAGCTTCAGCTGTGTCCAAAATAGCAACACTTTTTGGATACACCAATGTGCCAGTCATAAGTGACGTTCGTGGGTATCAACCTATGAATGCGCCAATGATGGCTAGTGCGCACATTGGTACCCAAGTGCAGAAATTAGCACTTGACCCTAAGCAGGAACTAGCAATTGACCCAAGTCCTCATGGCATTGGTAGTGCTGATGAGTTGAGCTTATCGTACCTTAAGACAAAGGAATCTTATTTTAGTGCGACTTCATGGTCAACTTCTGATGTTGCAAATACACAATTGTGGAATATGCGCATCAACCCTTTCCAACCTACATCTATAGACATCAATAATACGGTGCCTGTATCTGTGGGTCGGCAAACATATCACGTTCCACTATCATATGTGGGGTCCATGTTTAAACACTGGCGTGGTGATATTATCGTGCGCATGAAAGTAGTGTGTTCGAAATTTCATAAGGGTCGATTGAAGATTTCTTATGATCCTCGTGGTGATATCACTTCCAGTGATCCAGCAGAAAATTCTGTTTACACTGAAATTTTGGATATCGGCGAGAAGGATGATGTAGAATTGAGAATTCCATATCATCAGGATCTGCCTTGGTTAAAGATCGATCAGACTTTGACGGACAATTGGAGCCCGGGTAATACCCTGCCTCCACGTACTGGAATTGACAATGGTGTCCTTTCCGTGCGTGTTCTTACAGGTCTGACCGCTCCAGTTTCTGTTAGTATTAGTTTGAACTTTTTTATTCGTGGAGCAGATAATTTCGAATTTGCTAATCCAGCTGGACATATCGGACCAGATGGTACCAATGTGGTACCTAGTTTTTTCCAATTGCAGGCTGAAGACATTACCGATGTAGTTTCATCGCAAATTACGATGGGAACACCAGCAAAAACTGGTGTTGATAGGTATGCTTTGAATTATGGTGAATGTGTCGGTTCATTAAGGAACGTACTTCACCGTTATGTGATTCAAGATACTTGCAATACAACAGGTATTGGAACAGGTAATGGTTATACCTTGTTTCGCAAACTCTTTAAGAGAATGCCATACACACCTGGTTATCAGTCTTCATGGCCTGTAACGGCAAATAAGGTTGTTGCTGCTACCGGCACTGCTGGTTATGCGTTCAATACCATGCACCCTATTTCATGGGTTTCTGGTATGTTTTTAGGCTACCGTGGTGGTGTAAATGTGAACGTTACCGTGCATAGTGATAAATACGGTTTTGTTGATGACATTAAGTCTGTCCGTGTTACTGATGCTTCTTATAGCACAAGTAATAATCGATATTTCTTTAATGTTGACAATCAATCCTCGATTTCATCATCTTCTGCAAAATCTTACTTTTTAGGACGTAAGACTACAGTTGCTGATGGTGTTGCAGGGTTTGCTGTTACATCCAACAGAACTAATTACTGTGAGTTTCAATCTTCCAGATTTCAACAATAGGAACTTTTCCTTAGTTGACCCTGCATTTTATGTGACAGGGTCTTCAGTTGACGGCACCGATGAACAAGGTGCCTTACTGGATGTGAAATTTTCATCAATTGATAATACAATTGATACAGGTACTCGCAACTTGACCATGCAAAGTGCAGTTGGTGCTGGTGCGGATTGGACAAATTTGTTCTTTCTGTGCTGCCCTACTGTATTTTACCAAACCGCAGAACCTACGCCTACTCCTTAAGTAGGCAGATTTTGGTGTCAAAGAGAGCTTGACGCTCCACCATAATGACAGGCCCAGCTTCATAAAATAGTTTGAAGGGGTAATGAACAATAAGCTAAAAACGTACCGGTGTAGTCGGTGCGACGTTTGCAGCCCATAGCTGAGGGCATAACGATAAAATCCACGCTTGTGGTTGTCTTTTGTATGAAGAGTTTTGTACTCAGTGGGCAACCACTGACGAAATTTTGCTCGGATATGAATTACAACATTTTCACAAGTGCGTTTATGAATTGCAC